GAATTAATGGATGGAATAAATAAAATGTTTAACGACCAAGAGTATGAAGATTCAGTTTCAATGTTTAGAGATGATTTAGATGATGCAACTGAAGAAACGGAAAATAGTGACATAGATAGTTATTTAAAATCAATCGGTATTAGTGGGTCGATTGGGTTTGATGATGACGATGAGGATGAAGATGAGGACGAAGGGGACTTTACTCCAACAAGATAACATAAGGTGGTATAAAAACCACCTTTTTTTGTATTTATAGTATATGAATAGTAGAGCAGAACAATTAATGGAATATGCAAGGATCATAAAAGATGCTCCTTATGCGTTGAAGACATATCTCACAACATATGACAACACACAAAAAAAATTCGTACCATTAGAGTTATTCCCCGATCAAATACAATTGATTGAGGATTATGAAATTTACAACGAAAACATAACAAGAAAGTATAGACAAGCCGGTGTATCAACTGTAACCGCCGCTTGGATTTCAAAACGTTTACAAACAGCAAAACCCGATAATCCTGATAGAGTTCTTATTATTGCGAATAAAAGAGATACCGCGATCGAGATGGCGAATAAAGTCCGTAACTTTTTGGATCAATGGCCCGAATGGATTAATGTTGGTTTTTCGCCCGATAAAAACTCTGAAAGTAGATTTAGATTAAATAATGGGTGTGAGGTTAAGGCGGTTGCAACTTCACCTGACGCATTACGTGGTTTTACACCAACAATACTTGTTTTTGATGAGGCAGCATATATTGACGCAGGAGAAGATTTTTGGGCTGCTTCGATGGCGTCACTTTCAACAGGAGGTAAGATTATTTTAATTTCAACACCAAATGGATATGATCCGATATATTATGGTGTATATGACCAAGCAATTAGGAAAGTTAATGATTTCCACATTACAGATTTAAGATGGTTTAAAGATCCAAGGTACACTAAAGATTTAAGATGGGTTAAATGTAATGATATCGTTCACTATATGTTAAATAGAGAACAATATAACGATGATGAAATTGTATTGACAGATTTTAACATTGAAAAGTATAATGACTATTTGGATGAGGGATATAAACCATTCTCATCTTGGTTTGAGTCAATGTCTAAGAAATTCAAGTACGATAGACGTATGATTTCTCAGGAATTGGAGTGTGATTTCTTAGGTTCGGGTGATTCTGTAATACCGGGGGAAACACAAGCCAATATTGCTAAGAATATGATTCGTACACCGAAGGAAAAATATATGCAAGGTACTTTTTGGCAATGGAAAGAACCTGTTGATGGACATAGGTACATTATGGGTGTCGACGTTAGTAGGGGTGATAGTGAGGACTTTTCATCAATCAACATTGTTGATTTTGACGAGAGGGAACAAGTTGCTGAATATATTGGGAAAATACCACCAGATGATTTGGCATCGATTGCATATAAATGGGGAATACTTTATGATGCATTTATTGTTATTGATATTACCGGAGGTATGGGAGTGGCAACTTCAAGAAAATTACAAGAGATGAATTATAAAAACTTATATGTCGATGGTGTTAATACTAAAAACATATGGGAATATAATTCTAAGGCGATGGAGAAAATTCCCGGCCTAAATTTTAATAACAAAAGGACACAGATTGTTGCGGCATTTGAGGAACAATTAAGAAAAGGATTCACAGTTAGGTCAAACAGATTATTGGCCGAACTGAATACTTTTGTTTATATTAATGGTAGACCTGATCATATGAAGGGTCAACACGACGATGCAATTATGAGTATGTCTATGGCATTGTATGCTGGTGATATTTGTTTTAATCAATTACAAAGAAATGAATCATCCAATAAAGCAATGTTGGAGTCTTGGACAATGTCTGAAAGAACATATGAGGTTAATAAAGGTCATTATTCATATGGATCAACCTTGGACCCCATTGGATCGATGACTACCGATCCGAGTTTTTATCATAGGGATAATCCACTGGGTGTTCCAAAAGATCAATACAAAGAATATTCGTGGTTATTTGGTAAACGTAAATAACATTTAAATTACGAATAATTTATATTATATTATAATCAAAACTATTTATAAACATGGCAGAAAATAATTCAACTGTTTTTCAGAAATTAACGAGGGTATTTGGTTTTCCGGGTAAGGTTAAACCAGAACAAACCCCATCTATGAATTTTTCTAAAGATGAGATATTAAAAACTGATAGTAGAGAAGAATACGAAAGAGCATTATTACAGGCACAACAATCACAATATATTGCAGATAAGTGGACTAAATTAGATCAATCGTTATATAATCAATCGGTTTATTATGAACCAAATAGATTATCTGCGTACTATGATTATGAATCAATGGAATTCACTCCTGAAATATCGGCAGCGTTAGATATATATGCCGAAGAATCTACAACCCTTTCAGAAAAGGGTGAGTTGTTAACCATATATTCAGAATCGGATAGGGTAAGAGATATTTTACATGATTTATTTGTGAATAAGTTAGATGTTAATACTAACTTACAAATGTGGGCAAGAGGATTATGTAAATATGGTGATGATTTTGTTTATTTAAAAATTTCACCAGAAGAAGGTATTGTTGGTTGTCAACAGTTACCAAATATCGAAATTGAAAGAATTGAGGGGGCATCTTCTAAAACACCTGGAATGTCAACACAAGAAAAATCACCAAGTAGAGAATTGAGATTCCAATGGAAAAACAAGGACTTGGAATTTCAATCTTGGGAAATCGCACATTTCAGATTATTGGGTGATGATAGAAAATTACCATATGGTACCTCAATGTTAGATAAGATTAGAAGGATTTGGAAACAATTACTTTTGGCCGAAGATGCCATGTTAATTTATAGAACATCGAGAGCACCTGAAAGAAGGGTGTTTAAAGTTTTTGTTGGTAATATGGATGATAAAGACATCGAACCATATGTACAACGTGTCGCTAATAAATTTAAAAGAGATCAGGTTTCAGATCCACGTAATGGTCAAGTTGATATGAGATACAATCAAATGGCTGTTGATCAGGATTATTTTATTCCTGTACGTGATCCATCACAAACAAACCCAATTGAAACTTTACCTGGAGCACAAAATTTAGGTGAAATTGCCGATATTGAATACATACAAAAGAAGTTATTGGCAGCATTAAGAATACCTAAAGCGTTTTTAGGTTTTGAAGAAGTTGTGGGTGAAGGTAAAACATTGGCATTGATGGATATTAGATTTGCCAGAACAATTAACAGAATCCAAAAATCATTAATTCAAGAATTAAATAAAATTGCATTAGTACATCTTTATTTATTAGGATTAGAGGATGAGTTAGATAATTTCACATTATCGTTAACCAACCCATCAGCACAATCCGATTTATTGAAAATTGAACAATGGAAAGAAAAAATTACTCTTTATAAGGACGCAACTTCCGATCAATCACAAATGGGTATTTTACCTGTATCACATACTTGGGCTAAGAAAAATATTCTTGGTATGAGTGATTCTGAGATTGTTTTAGATCTACAACAACAAAGAATGGAAAGAGCAATGGGATTTGAATTAACAAATACTCAAACTATTATTAAACGTTCTGGCGTTTTTGATGATGTTGACGCGAAATATGGTATATCTGAAGATGAGAGACAAAAATTAGAATCTGAAGGGGCTTTGGGTGGTGAACCTCAGGGTGGAATGGATTTAGGTGGTACACCACCACCTGCAGCATCTACAGGTGCAGAACCATTAAGTGAAAGTAAAAAATCTAAAAAATCAAAAATATTAGGGATGCTCGGAGAGGAAAAGTTGAGTTTTGAGGATTTATTTGATATGGATAAGGCTCAACATAATATTTATGAAATAGAAGACAAAATAAAAGATATATTAAACGATTAAAAATGAACAATTTCGGTAAAATAAAAACTAAGATTCTAAAAAAGTTAACGGAATCATATTCGTCTCAAAATAAAAACGAGATTAAAAATATTCTTAAATTAATAAAAGAAAATAAAGAATTTAAGGATCTTTATCTTTTTTATGAAGAAATTGAGAACAAGTATATTAGTGATAAGGAAACTGCAAAATTATATGTTGAGGGGTTAAGTACATTATTAAACCAATCAATGAGTAATAGTGATTTAACTAACTTTTGTGAATCATTAAATGAATCATTAGTAAGTGTTGAATCAGTAACCAACGAATTATATGAATCCTTAGATGTGTTATCAGAAAAAGATACATTATCAAATATAGAAAAAAAGGTCGTTGCCAAGAAAAGTTTGGTGGAACATTTAACAACGAAAAAACAAATAGAGGAAACTAAGAATACTACACACACCTCAAATGAAAATTTATTACACACAGTGTTGACTAATAATTTCAACGTATTGTTTGATAACACATTAAATGAAGAACAAAAATCTGAGTTAAAAAACATATTATCATTATCTAATGATGAATTAGAGATTAAAACCTCAGAATTAAGAGAAGGTATTTTAAATAAAGTTGAAACTTTATTATCTGAATCCACCAACGACGAATTTAATGATAAATTAAATCAGGTGAAAGGTGAGATTATGGAAATGGAACTATCTAAATATAACTACTATAAATTGACACAATTAAAAGAAGGTCTTAATTAATCGTTAAGACCATCTTTTAATTTTTGAACATACTTAGCTTTATTCACTTCAGTCCTTCTAATTATTGAAGGTTTAACAAATTCTTGTCGACTTCTTAGTTGTTGAATTTGTTTGGTTTTTTGTACCTTATTTTTGTACTTTTTAAGAGCAATCTCAATACTCTTTTCTTTTTCTACTTTGATTATTAACATAATATATAATTATGTCGGAAATATATCAAAATTTTTTTGAATTACAACTTTTTTTTACTATTTTTTATTTAACACCATAAAATAAAATAATATGATAAGTTAAATGAAAATTGGAAAGTATATCCCTTTAGGGGAATACAGTAATGTAAAAATTGGTTACGGCACCGTAGATTTCAAAAATTTAAAAACCGTGTATCTAACTTTAAATTCGTGGGTACAACCATTAAATGAAGATAATGATTTTGATAAATTAATAAGTTTATCAAGAAGAAACATAAAAGAACTAATTTATAATCTTAAATGTCCTTTATTCAAACCTCAATGTATTGTTGATTTGGATGTTAAGACTAAGGGTATTAAATTAGAAAAAAGGTCATTTATGAAACTTGAGATAACATTATATGTTGAAACTCACTTTGATGTTAAATCTAAAGACACTAAAAATCTATTAAAAAAATTAATGTCTGACGTTATTGATGAATCGTTAAGTAACAAAAACTTATTCAACTTCTATAAAAAAAAGAAATAAGTTACATATTGATGTATTTATAGTAATAATTCAAACTATAAATGAAGATATTAGGACCAAACGAATTGGGTAAGGGGATATTAATTGAGTATGACGCAGGTCACGTATCACCCGACGACAACAAAAAGATAATATCGGAAATGAGGGATTTGGACTTTTCAGAAGACCTTATCCTTTATGCCGTTTTACAAAAATATGACACACCAAATAAAAATGGGAGGATCTATCCCGAAGCTCTATTAAAGAGAGAGAACCAAAAGTATCAATCCTTAATTAAAAAAGGTGGAGCTTTAAATGAATTAAATCACCCATCATCATCACTTATCGATTTAGATAGAGTTTCACATTCTATAACAGAAACATGGTGGGATGGTAAAATGCTCATGGGTAAAATTAAACTCTTTACCTCACCCGGATGGAAGAAAATGGGTATTGTTTCAACTAAAGGAGATCAAGCAGCCATGTTATTGATGAATGGGGCCACGTTAGGTATTTCATCAAGAGGTGTTGGGTCTTTAAAAAACATTAAAGGTCAAAATATAGTACAGGAAGATTTTGAATTAGTTTGTTTTGATTTAGTTTCATCACCATCTACTCCAGGTGCGTATATTTTTTCAGATTTATCGGACAGAGATAATTACCAAGAATCGATCGATGAAAAACC